ATCAGATTCCATTAGTGTTACATTAACACCTAAACTTTTTAAATTTTCATAAACAAGTCCAGCACCGCCGAGTGTTTCAACTTCACGCAAGTGTTTAACAATAGGGACAGGTGCCTCAGGACTTAAACGTTCTGAAGTGCCATAGATATATTTGTCGATTATTACATCGCCGATAACTAATACTTTCATAATACTATTATACACGAGAATAACATTTTAGTCAAGTAAATCTATTACTTCAAATACCGTTTTTAACTTTGAAAGATTAACTTTTTTGTTTAATGTATTCTGTAATCCGTAGTGCAAAGGCTTTGGCCACTTACTAAACGAAGCCCAGGCATACCCGTCATGTTCGTTGTTTAATGAGGGCATAAACTCGTTATCTATAATACACAAATATGTGTGGAAATGAAACTTACTATCATTTGATATAAATGTTTCTAATGGAATTGTTTTCTTTATTAGTACTTCGCCAATTTCTTCAGTAATTTCTCTACTCAGACCTTCCCAAGGAGTTTCTTTACCTTCGTTAGTGCCGCCTACAAGTCCCCAAACATTGTTACGTTTGCTACTTGCACGGTGTAAAAATAAAAGTCTTTTAGTGTTGAGCGCATAAAATAACGCTCCGCTGCATACAATTTTAGTGTCCATACTAATAATTATCTTAGTATGCAATTCTCCAGGTACCGTTTGGATATTCGCCTTCGAATGATAGTATCCATTCATTACCGGTCCATTTGTACTGAGTTTGTGTATTTAAATTTGTAACAAAGGTTTCGTTTGATACTTTACTAGCGTTAAATACAATATGCCACTTGAGTCCATCCCATTCAATGATATCATTTTCACTTGCAATAAAGTCAGTGTTGTCGCTATTTTTCCAAGCTTCGGCACCATCGGCATTTTCAGTAGAACCGATACTGCCTAATAATAATAGTCTTGTGTTTGATGATGAGTCTTGAATAGTTCTTGGATCAAATCTTACTGGATCAATAATATAATCAATTGTTGTTCTATCAGCATTTGGTCCTGATATTATAGTGTCGTCTGGCAATGTTTCTGCATCAACTGTTACAGATAATTCTGATTCGTCTGCTGAATTAACAACAATAGTGCCAACTATTTCAAGACCGTTAGCACGTTGTAATCTAAGTTCTGTAATACCTGGCTCGTAAGTAAATGGTTGAGCAACTAACCACCCTGTCCAATTTGCATTATTAACAAGGCCGTTTTTCATTAATTTAGCAACACCGTCAATTATTACAAGATCGTAATTTTGATACGATGTAACAACTAAAGCATCTTCAGTGCCTAGTGCTATATTAGATCCATCTGTATTAGGCATAGTAACAGTAGTTTCGTCACCATCAATTAATTTTTGTTTAACAAGACTTTGGGCATACGCATCTTCGTTAATGTTTACTTCTAATCCAGTGTCAGCAAATACTGCTGTAATAATATTTGTAATAACGCCTAGCTTTTTAACCTTAGCTGGCGGACTAACAAATATTGGGGTTTTTAAACTTACAGATGCTACATCAATTTCTGACTCGGTGCCAGTTGGAATACTTCTGCTACTCCAAGTTATATTGTCTATATTTAATACACTTAAACTAGTCCAGTCAACATAATTGTCTGAAGTTTGGATCTCTAAACTTGGATTAAACAGCATTGCAATTTGTTCAAGTAATTGTAATTTTTGATCTGTATTAGTTGTCCAAATATCCACATTAACACTAAGGGTATACGGAGTGGGCATAATACGTTCAATAGTATAATTTTTGCCACTGGCCTTTAAATATTCATCGCCGCTGGCATTTAGAGCCCGTTCTCTAATATTAAGTTTGTTAATATAACTGCTATCAGCAAGGCGAGCTGTGTCCATTTCTAAGCCAGTAATATAAACTGCCATTCGTGGTGCACTTGGAATTTTATTTTCTGAATTGTCTCTAAGAATACTACCAACTTGCCTGGTTAAATCGCCATAAGTTACTGGAACTTGTATTAACCCACCTTTTCCGTTTTGATAACTAAATTGACCAAAAATCCTTACAATTTGTGTTAGGTAACGTCTTATCTGACCATCATAAAAATGCTGCATTAGTTATCCGCCTTGGGTCTAAGTACTTTGTTCAAGCCTTGTCGTTCAGTAACAGTATCTCCGCCTATAACATTAGAACCTGTATTATTAATGAACGAACCTTTTTGTGTATTAGTTAATGTAGAACCATAAAGCTCTGCACGTTTAATATCATAAACTTTGTTCCATTTATTATTTTTAAATTGGAATAATCTATTTGGTAAGAAATCTGTGCGTAAAAAATAATCATTCGTATCAGGTTCGCCTGGAAATGATATGCCGAATCCAAAAGCATCACCATTAGGGGACATTCTATCCCCTATAATGTATCCTTGGTATCCTGTTCTCTCTGGCGGAGCCATAACACTAAATCCGCTAGAGTCTTTCACAGCGGACAATTCCACTAACCCAGTATCGTCAACGTTAACTGTAAAATAGTGACTAATATCGTATCCGCTTTTTTCAACTTCGACTACAGCTTCAGATATTACTGCATTATTAACTTGCATTTCTTTTTCGTATGTAGACAATAAATCTCGTAAAGTTGTGTCACCAGGAACTTCTTCGTTTGCAGGCAAATCTAATATATCTTTAAATTCTTGACCATCGTATATTTGTTTTAGCTTAACTCTATATAAGTGCGGCCACCAAGTTTGACTATAACCATCTGCTGCGCGAGTTACTTCTTCAACAACATAAAACCTTTTAAGTGCTAGTGCATGATCATTTTCAGCATACTCATCTTTTAAGTGTGGCAATTCGAACACATCGCCTGACATAATTTTTCTACCAATCATCTTTACAGAATCTCGGATATGTATGGTCATAAACAATGTGTCATTACTTAGGAACAATCCAAATTGACTTAAATCAAAGTCATTATCTTGAACACTGTATATTCCACGTAATCTATAAATATCGGGATCATATGACCTGTCTCGATTTTCGAGAAACATCATATCTTGTATTTGCGTATGATCTTTAACAGTTGTACCGTCGTCAGTACCAATATACTTATAAATATGTATATCAGTGCCGCCGATAGTAAACATTTCTAGAATTTGTTTGTCTAGAAATTCATAATCATTACCACGCTCTGGTTTATATAAACTTAATCTTGGCATATACATATTTATGCGATAAATATAGTAACGGAGAACATTATAAATGGCAAACGAATTAGCAACACAAGAACAAGAAGTATTTGATTACGTACATACAATGCTGGGCGGTGGCATGATAGATGTCGAGCTAGATCCAATTCATTATAAGACAGCATTGACAAAAAGCCTAAATAAGTATAGACAACGAACAGAACATGCAGTTGAAGAAAGTTATTTGTTTATGCAAACAGCAAAAGATATAAATGAATACACATTGCCAAAAGAAGTAATGGAAGTCCGTCAAATTTTCCGTAGAAGCGTTGGATCTCGTACAGGTGGCGGCGATGGAGGCACTATATTTGAACCGTTTAATATGGCATACACAAATACATACTTACTGTCAAGTTCAAATATGGGCGGCCTAGCAACATATGACATGTTTAGTCAATACCAAGAAATGGTAGGACGTATGTTTGGTAGCTTCATTGAATTTAAATGGAATAACACTACTAAAAAAATAACACTGCTACAGCGTCCTAGATCAAATGAAACGCTAATGCTATATGCATATAATTATCGTCCAGATAGCGAGTTGTTAAAAGATTATCTTGCGAACCAATGGCTCAAAGATTATACGTTAGCAACATGTAAATTTATGCTCGGCGAAGCAAGAAGTAAATTTTCTACTATCGCTGGTCCACAAGGCGGTTCGACACTAAACGGAAACGATCTTAAATCAGAAGCACAACAAGAAATGGAAAAACTTGAAGAAGAGTTAACATTGTCAGTTGCAGGCGGCACTGGTTACACATTTGTAATTGGCTAAAAGAAGTCTGAGTTTGCGCTAACAAGTTAAACCCTGTGTAAATACAATTACAGTAGGAGAAACAAATGTGTTCACCATACGTGCGTAAACAAGCCAACAGACTTAATTGGATAGTCAAAGGTAAACTTATTGATATAAGTTGGTCTGATGAAGATGTTGAAAAAACTTACCATTCATATTTTAAACGCCTGTGGGGCAACAACGAAATATATCTTTGCGAAGAAGGATTTGCTGAAGCATATGCAGAACGCGAAGAACAACTTTACCAAGATGATATAAACACCATTGCTGTTTTAGGCGGTCATTACGATTAAGGTTGACATTTACTAGAATTTAGTGTACACTATAAAGAACACTGGAGACTTAGATGATTAAACCTAAATTATTAGTTATTGGCCACGGCCGACATGGTAAAGATACTGTGTGTGAAATGCTGCGTGATCATTATAGATACACATTTGAAAGCAGCTCAAAATTTTGTAGCTTACAATTTATATACAACGACCTAAAGGACAAGTATGGATATGCTAATGAGGAAGAGTGTTATGCTGACAGGCATAATCACAGAGCAGAATGGTATAATGCTATCTGTGATTATAATGTACCTGACGCAACAAGCGTGAATTCTTTGCAATGCAAAACACTGGTGTATTTGATTATTGTATTTGGGTTGATCGCAGTATGCATCTAGAAGCAGAAGCATCTGATTCGATGAGCTTAGAACAATGGATGTCTGACTTTACAATTGACAACAACGGCACATTAGAAGATTTAAAGTTTAATTTAGATCAGTTAATGACTTATTTAGAAGTCCGGAATTAAGTCGCCTTGCTTCCACTTAACACCTTCTTTTTGAAGAGTGCGCTGACAGTTAGCACAGATAGTTTTTAAATTATTTGGTCGACAGTTTTCTAAGACACCATCTATATGAAATACATTAAACTGTTCTTCGTGCTTTGAATTAAATCCGCACTTTTCGCATCCTTTCTTTTTAATATATCCTGCTTGTTTCCACTTTGGAATGCCGTGACCTATGCCACTACGTAAACAAGTTTCGCAGAGCTTCCGATAGTAGGTTCTGTGTCCTTTTTTGTAATTTATAGCTGCTGGACGGTGTCCGCACTTGCATAATGGCCTCATATTGTATTTAGCTCACCTTTTCGGTCCCTTTTTATAGGGTGTTTGCACTATCCTTTTACTAGATAATGGTAAATACATGTAACAGAATACCCAATCCACAGGAGACGAAAATGGCATTAGTATCACCAGGTGTACAAGTTAGCGTAGTAGACGAAAGTTTTTATACTCCCGCTGAACCAGGCACAACCCCAGTAATCTTTGTTACATCAGCAGAGAATAAACTAAATGCTTCAGGCTCAGGCACTGCGGTAGGAACATTAACAGCAAACGCTGGTAAACCGTACCTACTAACATCGCAACGCGACCTAGCTGAAACATTTGGAGACCCAACATTTCAAACAGACGCAAGTAGTAACGCAATTCATGGTTCAGAACTTAATGAATATGGTTTGCAAGCTGCTTATTCGTATTTAGGTGTAAGTAACCGAGCTTGGGTTGTAAGAGCAGATATTGACTTAGGTCAATTAACAGCTCGTACAACAGTTCCAACTGCTAACCCAGATGCAGGCACATATTGGCTAGACACAGCTTCAAGTGTATACGGTATGCAAATTTGGAACAATTCATCAGTTGCATCTACAGGACAAACTTTTGCTAACAAAGTTCCGCTAGTACTTACAGCGCAAACACAGGTAGCAGACTATGAAAATCAAAACTATACTCCACTTGCTTCAATTGGCACAGTAGGCGACTATGCAGTTGTATCAGTAACTAACTTAAACACTATGTGGTACAGAGCATCAACTGGTTGGGTAGAGCTAGGCTCAGCTGCGTGGAAAGGATCTATTCCAACTATACTAGGTGCAAAGACAGGCACACTATTTGGTGAAGATTCAGGAGCAGCAGCAGCAGACACATTTACAATAAACAGTACAGTAGTTACAGTTACTCCAGGCGATTCTATTGCAGCAGTTAAAGATGCTATCAATGGCTTTTCGTTAACTGGTATAACAGCTAAAGTAGTAAATGGCGAACTAGCAATTTACAACGATGGTTCAAACACTGCTACTGTAAAAATTCTAGTTGGCTCAGGCAACGGAGAAGCACTTACGTTCTTAGGACTAACAGGCGGTACGTTTAACATACCAGCTTTACAAATTAGTAAGCATACAGAAATTCCAGACACATTTAAAACTACAGCAGGCGGCTATAATGGACGTCCTACAGGTAGTGTATGGCTCAAAACAACTACACCTAACTTAGGCGCACGTTGGAGAGTTAAAACTTGGAATACTAGTACAAAATTATGGGACTCAGTTGAAGCTCCAATTTACGACACGGCTGAAATTGCTTTATTGAACTTAGATAAAGTAGGCGGTGGTAGCAACTTAGTAATTGGTAATTTGCATGTACAGAGCAATGTTGCCCAAGACGCAAGTCCAAAAGGCACTTTTAAAATATTTAAAAGAGCAGCAGTAGGTAGTACAGTTATTACTTCTAACCCAGTGACACTTGCAAGTTTTGTTAATGGCGGAGCTTATGAATTTAATATTCAAGCAACATCACCAGGCAGTGGCGACTTCAGTACAATGGCATTAGTTACTTGGACAGGATCAACAACAGCTAGAGCAACAGCAGTAGATATAGCAGCACAAATTACAAGTGCAGCTATTCCTTATGTAAGTGCAGACGTTGATGCAGCAGACCAAATTGTTCTTACACATTCTAAGGGCGGCGAAATTAGACTTACTGACTCAGCAGGTAGTGCATCTTCAGTACTAACTGGCTTAGGCATTAGTCCTTATAACGCTACAACAAAAGCAGGAACACGCTTTGTAAGTGACGAACCTGGTGTTGATAACGGCGCTGGTAATCCAATACAATACAGAGTAAGTAATTGGGAAGCACTGAAGTATACAGCAAGTGGTGCAGCACCAACAAATACAGCAGCAGCAGGAACATTATGGTACAATTCAATTGTTGACGAAGCTGACATTATGATCAACAATGGTAGTACTTGGGTAGGTTATCAAGATTCTACTAGTCCAGTGTATTCAGCAATGAACGGCACAGATGCAAATGGACCAATTGTCAGCGCAAGTCAACCGCTTGTACAATCAGATGGTTCTAGTTTAGTATTAGGTGACTTATGGATTGACACATCAGACGTTGAAAACTATCCAGTAATTTATCGTTACACAGGAGCATTAGTTGATACTTGGGTACTAATTGATAGCAGTGACCAAACAACTGAAAATGGTATTGTGTTTGGCGATGCACGTTACGGAGCAACAGGAGCAACTGGTAATACAGCAGCAACTATTAAAGCTTTACTAACAAGCAACTATTTAGACCCAGATGCACCAGACCCAGCACTATATCCAAAAGGCGCATTGCTTTTTAACACTCGCAGAAGTGGATTTAATGTAAAACGTTATGAAGTGAACTATATTGACACAGCAGTAGTAAATGGTCGCTTTGGTGATCAATCTATGTCAGCTTATGCAAAAGATCGTTGGGTTACTGAATCAGGAAACCAAGAAGACGGCTCAGGCACATTTGGACGTCATGCACAGCGCAAAGTTGTTGTACAAAAACTACAAGCTATTGTTAATAACAACGATGAGATTCGTAACGAAGATTCACGTAGATTTAACTTAATTGCTTGCCCAGGTTATCCAGAACTAATTGGCGAACTAGTAACACTAAACAACGACAGAGGCTTAACAGCATTTGTTATTGGTGATTCGCCAGCAAGATTAACTCCAGATGCTACTTCACTAAATGAATGGGCAACAAACGCCCGTACAGTAGTTGAAGATAACGATGACGGATTAGTTACAAGTGACGAGTACTTAGGTGTGTTTTATCCATGGGGCTTTACAAGTGATAACTTTGGTAACAATGTTGTTGTTCCACCAAGTCACATGATGCTACGTACAGTTGCACTAAGTGACCAAGTTAGCTATCCATGGTTTGCACCAGCAGGTACAAGACGTGGCGGAGTAAGTAACGCAAGTTCAACAGGTTATATTAATAGCGAAGGTGAATTTGTAAGTACTTCACTAAACGAAGGACAGCGTGATACATTGTATGCAAATAGTGTTAATCCAATTACGTTTATTACAGGTTCAGGACTTGTTAACTTTGGACAAAAGACTCGTGCTAGAGGCGCAAGTTCATTAGACAGAATTAACGTTGCAAGACTTGTGGTATATTTACGCAGTCAACTTAGCTCACTTGCTAAACCTTATATCTTTGAACCTAATGATAAGATCACTAGAGACGAGATAAAGCAGCAGGTTGAAAGTTTGCTGTTAGAGCTTGTAGGACAAAGAGCACTTTATGACTTCTTAGTTGTATGTGACGAGTCAAACAATACGCCAAGCAGAATCGATCGTAATGAACTTTACGTAGATATTGCAATTGAACCTGTTAAATCAATCGAGTTTATCTACATTCCATTGCGTTTGAAAAACACTGGCGAGATAGCTGGGACAGCAGGATGATAAATACAACTACATTAGGAGCAAAATAAATGGCAATTTCATCATTAAGTAAAATTACAGTGCCACTTGCTAGCGGAGATTCCGCTAGCTCACAAGGCTTGTTAATGCCAAAGCTTCAGTACCGCTTTAGAGTGTCACTGGAAAACTTTGGTGTTAGTACACCGACTACAGAATTAACAAAACAAGTTGTAGATGTAACTCGTCCAACTGTTGCTTTTGAACCGATGGAAATCCATGCGTACAACTCAAAAGCATACTTAGCAGGCAAGCACACTTGGTCACCAATCACGTTAAACTTACGTGAAGACGTGAACAATGCTGTTCAAAAGCTAGTAGGCGAGCAGTTACAGAAGCAGTTTGATTTTATGGAACAGTCAAGTGCAGTTTCAGGACAAGATTATAAGTTTGTTACACGTATCGAAATACTCGACGGCGGTAATGGCGTATATACTCCAAACGTACTTGAAACTTTTGAACTATACGGTTGCTTTATTACTAACGCAAACTATAATTCTTTAGCTTATTCCAATAACGAACCTGTTACAGTAACACTTGAAATCCAATACGACAACGCAGTGCAAACTGACGCTGAAGGCGGAATTGGCGTAAGTGTTCCACGTACAAGCGGCTCGTTAATAACTGGTGGCGGCGCATAATAAAAAACCTCTTTATCGAGTAAAAGGAGCTTCGGCTCCTTTTTTATTATCTAAGCAGTTAATACGAATAGATAAATACTAGTATGAATAACTCGTACTCTGATAACTTAGCATCGACACAAGGACCTAAAGGAAACTTAGGGGACTATTCGCATGCATCTAAATTATTTGTTAATAATAATTTAAAGTTTGCACCTAAATCAAAATTCCTTTACCATTGTTTCTTCGGCTTAGACCCAAGTGTTGGCAACGTCATAAGTGCGTTAACACAAAAGTACGGAGTCGAAATTGGATTATTAGTAAAAAGTGCAGACTTGCCTAAATATCAAGCAACTGTAGAAACTAAGAATCAATATAATAGAAAAAAGAATATGCAAACTGGCATAACTTACCAACCAATTACTATTACATTTCATGATGATAATCACGGTGTTACTAGTGCATTGTTAGAAGCTTATTATAGATTCTATTATGCAGATGCATGGCACGGAGATAATCCCGGAGCATATAGTAAAACTAATAATGGTGATAATACATATAAGAACAGGGCCCGTCATCAATACAGATACGGTTTAGATAATAATAATACTGTTCCTTTTTTTAGAAGTTTGCAAATAACACAATTAGCAAGAGGTCAATATACAACATATTCATTAGTAAATCCTATTATTACTAATTGGGAACATGACTCTGTTGACAGTGAAGGCAATTCACATATGCAGAATACTATTACTATACAGTACGAAGCAGTGCATTATACTAGAGGTAATGTGCAAGCAGGAGCAGACGGTGAGCCTACTGGGTTTGGATTAGTACATTATGACTTACAGCCAAGTCCGTTAGCTCCAGCAAGTGCTACTACTTTATTAAATAGTAATATTGATCTTTTACCTAAGTCTAATAATATATTAACAACACTTGAAAATAACAGTACACTAACATACCCAACAACTTCAAAAAATAATAGCTTCACAATAGGTAACTTATCTAATAACAATTCAATCGGTGGCCTGCGAAATATAGTTATTCCTAAATCGCAAGGCAGAGGCGGGGACCAATCTGTAGTGCCTTCAACAGAATCTAAGTTATTAACAAGTGTAGCAGCTTCTTCAACTACAACGTTTGTAACAGATTTAAACGAGAATAAAGCAAAATTAGATGCATTAGCAAAAGAAGCATATAAGAAAGATTTCTTACAAAATGGCGGCAGTGGTGTTAACGGACTAACAGTAGCATGGGATTCTTTGCCAGCAACTGAACAAGAAGCATATAGAAAACAAATATTAGAAGGTGCATTATGAGTAGTTTACCAATTCCTAATTTGTCAAAAAGAGAAGCAGATATTAGTTTATTCTTTGATAGATATTACACACAACCAATAAATTTTTCTGACAGCGAATTAAATGCTGTAAATTCATTCTTCTTATCAAAGGGGTTTAATGAAACTGCATCAATTGCAATTAGTGTAACTTTATTAAATCAAGCAAAGAATGATGATGTTAAGATCTTTACTTTGTTAGATACTCTTGGATCATACGAACCACTACAGTTAAGTGCAATTGTTGCAGAGATATTAAACTATAATAGAAAGCGTACTAGTGTAGTAGGCTTTAAAAAAGACAAAGACTTTTCAAAATTTGAATCAAGAAATATAATAGGATAATAATATGGGTAGATTTGCGCAAGGTAAATTTACAGTAAAAAATCCTGCAAAATATATTGGTAATAAAATGCCAACTTATAGAAGTAGTTGGGAATTTACTTTCATGAAGTTTTGTGACGAACATACAAGTGTTAGTCAGTGGGCAAGTGAGGCTGTACAAATTCCGTACAGAAATCCAATAACAGGTAAACATACAATATATGTTCCCGACTTTTTTATTGCTTATGGTGATAAAGACGGAAAACAACGAGTAGAGTTAATTGAAGTAAAACCACTTAATCAAACAGTTAAAGAAAAAGTAGGTAAAAATCAACACAATCAAGTTCACTGGGTTATAAATCAAGCTAAGTGGCAAGCTGCTAGGGCTTGGTGCAAACAAAAAGGTATTTTCTTTCGTATAGTTACTGAAGGAGATCTTTTCCATAATGGCCGCCGCCGTTAATGGCAGTAATTATTAAAGATATTAATTTGTCTAAGTATAGATTCTAATGCTAAATAATACTAGCATATAATGGAACCACAACAATGACAAAGAAACTTGAAGAACTTTTAAATTTGCCAGAGTCTAAAGAGATTATTCAGCAAGCTGAAATATTAGAAGAAGAGCAAGCTAATCATGATTTAGAGAATCAACAAGAGACCTTGCGAGATATTGCAGAGTTTGATAAGATTGCAAGTGCATTGCCAGCAGTTAAAGGACTTGGGCAAAAAGCCGACGATGAACTTGAAGATATTGCAAAGCGAGCTCTTACTGCATATGACGACTTAATGGACTTAGGCATGAATGTAGAACAACGGTTTGCAAGTAGAGTTTTTGAAGTTGCAGGCGGTATGTTAAAAACAAGTTTAGATGCCAAAGTTGCAAAGATGGATAAGAAGTTAAAAATGATTGACTTGCAACTTAAAAAAGAAAAAATGGACAAAGATAATGCACCTAGGGGTGACGGTGAAGTTATTAACGGAGAAGGCTATGTTGTTACTGATAGAAACAGCCTACTACAGCGACTTAAAGGCCTTGATAAAGATAAATAACATATAATGGGAAATACTATAATGCGAAAATTTAGCGAAATACTAATCGAATCAAAAAAAACTTACAATTTTATTATTAGAATTGCAGGTGACATGCCTGAAGGCTGTGCAGACACAATGAAGACTAGTTTAGAAAAGTTTGACCTTGTTAGTTTTACTGGCCCAAAAAGAACACCAATACAAGAAACACCAATGGATTTCCCACAGTTGCAAAATATGGAAGTACATACTTTTGAAGCAGAAGTAAGTTATCCAACAGTTGGACATATATTAGAACGTTATCTTGTTGATTGTTGCGGCGTTGACCACACACATTTAAATGTAAGAGTTCCGGGTGAACCTGTAGAACTAGAACAAAGAGAACAAAAAGAATCAGAAGTTTACGAGCCGTTAATAGGCAAAGAAGATCTAGGCGGCGAAAGCGCACAACAAGAAGTAGGTGGCGCTAGAGTTATGGATTTACTTAAAGAGTTAGAAGTTGCTCGTGCAGAACGAAATATTGAGCCAAGCGGTGATGTTGCTCAAACTGAATCAAAAGATATCAATGATTCTCAAAATAACAAAGCTGTCGTAGGAGGCTAATAAAATGGATATGAAGAAAATTTTAGAAAATATGGATTCAGCTAGTTCAGGTAATAACCCTGCTGCTAAAGCTGAAGTAGGAAGTATGAAAGCAATCTTAGAATCAATTAATGATGTTAAAGAATGCGGCATGACAGAGATGCCTGGCGATATGCCTGGCGCAGCACCAATGGCTGCTGAAACTCCTGTAACGATGAACGTAACATTAAACGCCCAAGGCGCAGATGCAATTGCAGATTTAATTACATTAATGGGCGGACACAAGGCAGCAGAGCCAGCAGCAATGCCAACAGCAATGCCAGCAGCAATGCCTAGTTCAGATCCACATGCGGATGATATGGATGATATGAGACGTATGATCTCCATATCAGCTGACGACGAGCCAGAAATGGTAGTTGGCGGTGACGACGAGCCAGACTCAAATGAAGAGTTTGCTAACGCTCCAGATGAAAAGTACGCAGATCATAACACAATGACAAAAGATCTTTCCGGCGGGTTAAATCGTCAAAAGAAAAGTTACAAACCAGCAGCTGGTGGCGACAATCCAATGGCTAAGAAAATGCATGGAACTGTTACTAAAGAATCAATTAAAGATACACTTTGGGCAGCACTAAGCGAAAAGAAAACTATCGAGGGCAGAGGACGCGGTAAGAAGAAATTAAAAGCGTCACGCGGTAACGAAGATATTAAGGCAACAGAGGGCTCTAGAGGTAAAAAGAGTCGTGGTAAGAAGTCAAGAGGTTAATTGGGAAGAATATTTCCAACATATTAAACCAGTTTGTCCTTGGAGTGGCGCAGCTCACAAAAAGGGCGAAATAAAAATTATACAATGGTCTGGAGAGATTGAGCCGCTAGGCAACAACCAGGCCATTGTTTATATTTGTCCCAAACTTAATCGTAGAAGATTAAAAAAATTACACAAAAAAATTGATAATGGCGACTATGAATGGCTATGGAGTGAACCTTCAAATGGACCAAATGCATCGCCAGTTCCGGTATTAATACAACAAGATAAGCGTAAGTTATTTGACCTAAGGTTCGATACTGGTTACTATGACGATATTATAGGTTAAATACTACTATGGCAGCATCATTAGACGGCGTCTTAATTAAGAAAGCCAATAGACAAGAAACATTTAGCGAAGATCAAATTGCAGACTTATTAGCCTGTATGGATCCTGATAACGGATACTTATATTTTGCTCGCAAATTTGCATACATTCAACACCCTGTACAAGGTAAGTTATTATACGATCCATATGAGTATCAGTTGGGGTTAATGGATAGTTATCACAACTTCCGTTTTAACATCAATATGATGCCTAGACAAACAGGCAAAACTACTTGTGCTAGTATCTATCTAGCATGGTATGCAATGTTTGTACCAGATCAAACTGTTCTAGTTGCTGCACACAAATACACAGGCGCACAAGAAATTATGTCACGCATACGGTTTGTGTATGAAAGTTGTCCTGATCATATACGTGCAGGTGTTACAAGTTATAACAAACAATCAATTGAATTTGAAAACGGTTCACGTATTGTAGCACAAACAACAACAGGCAACACAGGACGTGGTATGAGTATCTCGTTGCTATACTGTGATGAGTTTGCATTTGTGCAACCCAACATTGCTGAAGAGTTTTGGACTTCAATATCTCCTACACTAGCAACAGGTGGTCGTGCTATTATTACAAGTACACCAAACTCGGATGAAGATACCTTTGCAACCATTTGGAAACAAGCAGAAAATAAGTTTGATGAGCACGGCAATGAACAAGAGCTAGGCTCAAACGGTTTCCATAGCTTTATATCACATTGGAGTGAACATCCAGATCGTGACGAAGAATGGAAAGTAGAAGAAGTTGGACGTATTGGTGAAGAGAAGTTTAGACGTGAATACGGATGTGAATTCCTAGTATTTGACGAAACACTTATTAATAGTATTAAACTTGCTGTTATGGAAGGTGTAGCTCCTATGCTTAACATGGGCCAAACACGCTGGTATAAGAAGCCTACAGCGCAATATACGTATGCAGTAGCACTTGACCCTAGTATGGGAACAGGAGGCGATAACGCAGCTATACAAGTGTTTGAACTGCCTAGTTACGAACAAGTAGCAGAGTGGCAACATAACACAACAGCTATCCCCGGACAAATTAGAGTGCTTGCAGATATATGCACATACCTGCAGCAAGAAACTAATAATGCTAACGGTATATATTGGAGTGTTGAAAATAATGGCATAGGCGAAGCATGCTTAATAGTCATTAATGATTTTGGAGAAGAAAACATTCCAGGGCTATTTGTAAGTGAACCAATGCGCAAAGGACACGTAAGAAAGTTCCGTAAAGGATTTAACACCACACACGGTACTAAAATTACAGCGTGTAGTAGACTTAAAACTATGATCGAAAACGATAAGATGAAGGTTAGAAGTAAGACTCTTATTAGTGAGCTTAAAGCGTTTGTTGCAACAGGTAGTAGTTTCCAAGCAAAGTCCGGCGGCAGCGATGACTTAGTAAGTGCTACACTACTTGCACTAAGAATGATGGCAGTACTTAAAGACTGGGATCCAAGAATATATAGTACCTTTACACAAGCTGAAGACATAGAGGATTACGAAGCACCTATGCCCATCTTTATAAGTAGTAACTTTTAACTAGGTAGATAAATACATTATGCAAGAATTTGACAAAATAGGTGAAGACCTTTTTAATAAGATTAGAGGAAGATTTCCAGAAGTTACTATAGGTGACGAAGCAGGAACAGTTACTAACGAGCCAACATTGGCACGTTTCTTTGATTTTGATTATAACGGACTTGGTAAAGTAAGTGTAAGCATTGAGGAAGATCAAGGATTAACTGTTATATACAGTAAAGACTTTATGGAAGATCAAGACGAAATGACACGAGAAGCGTGGTATGATTTTCTAAAAGAACTACGCATTTTTAGTAAAAAGCGTATGATGCCTTACAGTGTAAGAGATATTACAAAGTCAAATTTAAATAAAAGAGATTATAAATTCTTAGCGAAAACCCCTGAGGACGAGAACATGAACGAATCAAAACTATATGGTACTAGTAGAATTAGCTATCAAAAGATAGGTGAAGCACGTATTGTAATTAAGCACACAGAAGGTGTTGATCAAGAAAGTGCAGCAGGGCGTACACGCAGCATTGGTAAAATTTATATTGAAAGCGCGGAAGGCGAACGTTTTATATATCCGTTCAAACACCTAAGTGGCGCAAGAGCAATGGCACGTCACGTAGCAGAAGGTGGCAAACCGCATGATGAGTTTGGTGGACACATTGTAGGCTTATCAGAAGAGATGAGCAAGTTACGTAAGTTCAACAACTATATGGGTCGTAGTGCTGTAATGGCAGAAAGCCTATCAGGATATGTTGACGCAGTTAAAGAACGTATTAGTACAGTTAAGAAAACAATTGAGTCATTGCAAAAGCCAAAGTTTT